AACAAAGGTCAAACTAATAATACGAAATGGAGACCGACTCAAGGAGACCAAACCATTCGTATTCTACCCACAGAAGACGGTGATCCTTTCAAAGAGTTTCACTTTCATTATAATGTAGGTAAAAATCCCGGTATTATGTGCCCAAAACGAAATCATGGTGAAGATTGTCCAATTTGTAACTTTGCTTCCAAACTATGGAAACAGGGTGTTGAAAACGATGACTCAACTCTTAAAAGCGAAGCAAAGAAATTATTTGTTCGTAAGCGTTACTATTCACCAATTATCGTCCGAGGCAAGGAAACCGAGGGAGTAAAGATTTGGTCTTATGGAAAGACCGCGTACGAAACCTTGCTGGGTTATGTCCTCGACCCTGACTATGGTGATATCACTGATCCCGATGTGGGCACTGATATTGTTCTCAACTATGACGTACCGGGAACTCCGGGGTCTTTCCCTAAGACTACCCTAAAACCTCGTCGACGTCCAAGTGTTCTTTGCGATGAAGCAGTTGCTGATTGTAATGAACTTATAGAATCAATACCTGATATTGGGGGTCTATTCGATCGTAAAACAACTGATGAAGTTCAGGCTCTGTTAGATGACTTTTTGTCCTCTGAGTCCTCTTCCGAGAGTCACTCTAGTGAAACTACGAAATACAATAAAAAGAATACTAACGTCGACGAGGCCTTTGATAAATTCATGAACAACGAGTAGTTGTAGTCCTCCTGTGTTATGGGTCTGCCGCCCACCCTATGAATAAAAGGGCGGCACTTTCTATTTAGAGGAGAATAAATTGGGAAAAGTAATTAAAATGAGTAAATCAAAACCGGGAAAAATTGATATTAGTGCAATGAAAAAATTTGTAAATAAACAAGTTGGAATTGATATTGCGCACGATCTCCGTCAGGATAATCCTACGGAAGTAAAGACTTGGATCCCTACTGGATCTAGGTGGCTTGACTCTATTACAGTTAGGGGGAAGTATGGTGGTATTCCCGTTGGGAAAATCACTGAGATTGCTGGACTTTCATCAGCCGGTAAATCATTTATGGCAGTTCAGATAGCCGCCAATGCTCAAAAGATGGGTCACACTGTGGTCTACTTTGATGCTGAAAGTGCTATCGACCCACAGTTTCTTACGACTGCGGGAGTCGATGTGGACTCGCTACTCTACATTCAGGCTCTTTCTGTGGAAAAGGTTCTCGAGACAATTGAGGATTTGATGGGAGAATATCCCGAGACTCAGTTTCTATTCATTTGGGATAGCATTGCTGCTACCTCTTCTGAAAAAGAGATTGAATCTGACTTCAATCCTCAATCTACCATGGCAGTCAAGCCTCGCATTTTTGCTAAGGCTTTTCCGAAACTAACAATCCCACTTGCTAATCAGCAGTGCACGTTAATCTTGATCAACCAACTCAAGACCAACATCACAAACAATGTGGCCGAAGCAATGACAACCCCGTTTATTGCTCCGGGCGGTAAAGCGATTGAGTATTTCTGCTCCCAACGTATTTGGTTAACAAAGCGAAAGGCTAAAGCAGGATACGTTACTGACGACTCTGGTCTCCGGATTGGCTCTGAGGTCAAGGTTAAGGTTGAAAAATCTCGCTTTGGAACGGAAGGAAGAACTTGTGGGTTCAAAATCCTGTGGGGTGGAGAGGCACGAATTCAAGATGAAGAATCGTGGCTCGAAGCCTTGCGTTTATCTCAATCAGACCGTTTTCGGGTAGGGGGCGGTTGGTACTACCTTACCGACGCTAAAGGTAAGGAACATAAGTTCCGATCATCCTCTTGGTTAGATAAACTAAAAGATCAAAAGTTTAAGTCTCTGGTCTTTGAGATTATGGATGAAGAGATAATCAAGAAGTTTGATACCGAAGGTAAGAACTTCAACGTTGATAAAGAATAACATAAGTTGTTAAATTATGGCCCCCATGCTCTTTTGAGTGTGGGGGTTTTTTGTTTATTTATTTGACAAAAGATAACAGACAGGTTATATTATTAACATAATACGGAGGACAGTATGAAAAAGATTATAATAAAACACAACGGGATACAATTTATTGGATATTTACTTGAAGATATGCCCACGAAGTTCCGTGCTTTAAACGAACGAAAAATGGTAGAATTGCATTACCCCAAATATGCTTACACATACACAATCGTGGAGGAAAAATGAGTAGCACCGTTTTAATCATAGATGCATTAAATATGTTTATAAGAAACTACGTTGTTAATCCAACACTCGACAGACACGGTAACCCCATAGGGGGCTGTGCGGGGTTTCTAAAATCATTACAAAAAGTATGCAAGAAGTTTGAGCCACAAGAGGTGATTGTTGTCTGGGATGGTCATGAAGGGTCTCAAAGAAAAAGATCGATAAACAAAGAATATAAAGAAGGAAGAAAACCAATTAGATTCAATCGTAGATTGATAGACTTAGACCCAGAAGAGCAAGACAAAAACAAAGCCTACCAACTAATCAGGCTTATGGAGTATTTAAATGAGTTACCAATCATTCAAATCACAGTTGACTATACTGAAGCCGATGATATCATCGCTTATGCTTCACGGCACCTTCTTTACGGATTCTGGAATAAAATCATTGTTTCATCCGATAAAGACTTTTTTCAATTATGTGATGATTACACATCTATCTATCGACCCATTCAAAATAAAGTGGTTACAAAGCAAACTATTCTTGAAGAGTTTAGGATACATCCCAATAATTTTGCCCTTGCTCGTGCAATTGCTGGAGACCCGAGCGATAACCTTCCCGGTGTTACTGGGGTTGGGCTTAAAACAGTTGCAAAAAGGTTTCCTTTCTTGGTTAACGAGGAAGAGCATGATTGCCAAAAAATTGTTACAAATTGTACAATGCAAGCAAAAAGGCTTAAACTGCATGAAAATATTATCAAGTCTGCCGATTTAATAAGAAATAATTATAAGATCATGCAATTATACTCACCAAACATTAGACCTATCAATAGAGTCTTTATAGATAATGCGATAATACAGTTCGAACCTGAGTTTTCGCGTTTAAATTTTACAAAAATGTTATTTTCAGATGACTTGTCATACATAAACTTCGAAGAACTGGCGAGGATAATGAAAAATATAAAAAGGTCTTAATCATCCTTGACATTTTGCAGATAATAGGTTATATTTATAAAACACACTGGAGGACACATGAATAATAACGAACAAGATACATTTCTAAAATTTGGAAAAAAATTCCAAGAGAATATGTGCCAACTTATGCTTGAAGATAGGCCATTTTTCGATCAAATATCTGAAGTATTAAAGATTGAATTTTTTGAACTCAAATATTTACAAATATTTGCTGAGACTTTAACAAAATATAGATCTAAATATAACACGCACCCAAACCATGAGGTAATGATGTCAATCCTACGCACAGAATTAAATCATTGTGACGATGCGGCTGCAACACAAGTCAGAAATTACTTTGCAAGGATTATGAAATCAGAAGGAGTAGAGGAGGCTGAATATGTAAAAGATAAGTCTCTGGACTTTTGTAGGAAACAAGTTCTGAAGGGTGCAATGATGCAATCAATAAGGCTCATCAAGTCTTCATCGTTTGACGAAATCGAAAAAGTTATACAAGATGCTCTTAAATTAGGGACAGACAATAATTTCGGACATAATTACCATACAGATGCTCTCAAAAGATTTGAGTACATTAACAGAGATCCTATCTCCACTGGTTGGGATAGAATGGATGAAATTATCAAAGGAGGATTAGGTAAAAATGAACTTGGAGTTGTTATTGCTCCTACTGGTGCTGGAAAGTCAATGGTTCTTGTCCACCTCGCAGCCCAAGCGGTCAAGCAAGGAAAAACAGTAGTTTACTACACTTTAGAACTAAAAGATACTGTTGTTGGAGGAAGATTTGATTCAAATCTTAGTGGTGTTCCTCTCAATGAGTTGAGAGATAGAAAAGACGAAGTACTGTCGCATATTGAAAACGTGGATGGTACTTTAATTATAAAAGAATACCCAACAAAGTCTGCATCTGTGCAAACGATCAAAA